GATCAACAAAAATCATGGTCGGACAGAGTAGATGCTGCTCAAATTCGCTATGAAGAAAAACTTGTTCAAAAAACAATCAAAAACAAAGAAAACACAAAGGAAAGCCTCACAAATTCAGCTCGAGCAACCCCCATTTATAATATGGGGGTTACGGTAGTGGATGACACCACTGACACAAGCACAGTTGCCGATATTCGACTTCAAACAGATCAATATACGTTCCCACGTAAATTGGACAATACAAAAATCATTGCTACAGAGCGGGGCAATGTTCCGATTCTGCATTCAGTTCCTTGTGATCGTGAAGGCTTTGCGTCAATTGACTGGGTCTCTATCGGTATTGGTCAAGAAACTCTTGGGGATGAATATTTTTCGATTAACCCTGACGAAGCTGAAAGCATTCTTACATACGCTATAGAAACTTTTTTAGACCAGCATCTTTATGAAATCTTTGGTTTTGGGCTTGGTCTAAAACGTGAAAAAGGAATGCATCGCCACAAATACGGCTATGTCCTTCAAAATGACTTTGGTCTTGTGTTGTATGGGACTGTTTCAAAAAGAATTACCATTCAGATTAACGGTACAGGCTGTGCAAATGCCCGAAAAGGTTGGGAAAAACGCTTACATGAATGGCTAAATAACTTTGCTAGACGTCCTAAAATCACCCGTGTTGACCTTGCCCATGATGATTTTGATGGTCAATTCCTGAATGTCGATTTAGCCAATGAATGGGATAACATAGACGGATTTTGGTGTGGTGGTCGTGCTCCAGAAGTTCAACATTTCGGGTCTTGGAAAAGAATAACAGGGAAGGGGCGCACTCTTTCTATCGGCAACCGAACCAGTGGAAAGTATTGTCGTATCTATGAAAAAGGTAAAAAAGAGGGTAATCCGCTTAGTCTCTGGACACGTGCTGAGGTCGAATTCAAAGCTAGCGATCGTTATATCCCGTTTGATGTTCTACTTCGTCCTTCCCGCTATTTTCTCGGCGCTTACCCTTGTTTTGAGTGGCTTGCTCGACAATTAGGGGATGAATTCATCACGCCTGAAAAGACAGAAGTTATTAAAAAACAATCAGAAATTAGTTGGAATAAGGCAATTGAGATTACCAAAGTCCAGTTTGGTAAATATATCCGTCAATTTTCAAAGTTTTACGAACCTGACGAACTCGTTCAAGTTCTTTCATCAGACAAGGACGAAGTTCCTAAACGTCTGAAATTCTCACATGTCGCTGTTATCCAGTCGATACGTTCAAATCAGCCAATTGAATCAAAAACTGACGAAATGCCTTTATTCGTGGGCGTTCCGCTGCTGAATCAATCTTCATATAAGGAATTTATCCATGCAATTTAAAACTCAACTCGTTGTTCTTGGTGCCAAGTCTAGCAAGGGTGAATATAACGGCCGTCCGTTTGACTCTACTACTGTTTTTTATCAAGCGCAGTTACAAGAGGGTGAAAACTTCGCTGGTCAAGTGGGGGCGGATTATAAATGGGGTACGTCTGCCAATTTTGAAAAGATCAAAAATCAGAAGTTCCCGTTCATGGCGGATTGTACGCTTGAACAAGTATCAAACGGTAAAACCACTGTGACGATCTTAAAAGAGCTTACACCAGTCGCTCAACCTACTAAATGACTTGGCGTAGATCAGCATATGGCTATCAGACGCTGATATATAACCGAAATATCGGGGCTTTAAATAAAAATAGACTTGAATCCGTTAATCAGTATTTAGAGGAATACATGCAGTATTTGCAGACTTTAAATACTGATGAATACGACAAGATCACAGATATAAAAAAATTGATTTGGGTAATACAAAATGAACATCGATGTTTTAGATGAAGATGGTGCAAGTAATATTGCTCACCCAGAACTATTCGGAAAGCCAAAACCAAAACCGAATTAATAGGATTTTAAAATGACACTCGCTGTATGGTTTTTATTCTTTTATGGATTAGTACGCCTGTGTATCGACCTATTTACTTTAATCAAAAGGATTAAAAATGGAAGGTTTATACGTCTGTCAATTGATCGATGAAGCAACGAACCAATGCATGCATTGGGTGCCATTTTCACTTATTCCGTCTCTTACGGATGAAGCTAGAGATGCGCTTCTTTTAATTTGCATCTCATCGTTTATTTCAATAATGATCGTTAGGTTTATCAAAGGCTTAATGATGAAAGGAGAATAGTTATGAAACAAGTTCAACAACGTGAACTCAACATTATCAACCGTCGCAACCTTCTAATTGGTGCTGGTGCTTTAACTGCTGCTGTGGGTGCTTCTACAACACAAGCAGCCATTACTGGCGCTCAAGTTACATCAAAGTATGGTGAAAGTGGTGCTGAAGAAACAGGGGATGCTACAGGTCTCATTATTATCGGTCTAGCCATTGCTGCAATGATTATCGGATTTATTATTCGTATTGTTCGCAAAGGTTAATTAAAAGAGGGCTGTTATATGGACGATTCACTAATTAACTGGTTTATCTTTTTTATAACAGCTCTCACTCTTTATAAAATGTTTGTTGATTAAATATTTAAAGGATTTGATTATGAGATTTTTTAAATATTTAGTTTTAATATTTTTATCTTTTATATCTGCTCAAGTTTTTGCTGTTGGTTGGTTTTTGCCGGGATATACGACAACATTTTATCCAACTGCACAGGAAGCTTGCGAAAAAGCTTTAAAAAATGGTTCAGGTACTGCTGGAACGTTAAGTGTGTCTTTGGTTTCTGAAACAGAAGCTGAATGTCACTATATTCGTTATGGAACACCAACCACTAATAAAGCGTATTTAAAAAAACCTCCTACTAAATGTCCTTCTTCTGGAACTGAGGATGTTAAATCTGTTCCTTTTAGATTGAGAAGCTCGCAAGTTTGTATTAGTGGGTGTCTTTGGAACCCAACTTCAAGTGGTGGTATGGTTTGTGGTGATAATTCGGGGATGTGTGCAACAGATTTTAAATCTGCTGGTACTACATGTTCTCAAAATACTGATTTAACTCCTACGCAATCGGATATTGATGCAACCAAGCCATTAGACCCAGATAATCCTGATCCAAAACCTGACCCCAATCCTGATCCCAATGATCCAAATGGTGGCAGTGGCCAAGGTCGTTGTAATGGCACAAATAACTGTAATACCACGAATAATACAAATTCAAATAATACAACCAATAACATCACAAATGAGATTGATATCAATCGAATTATTGATGCAATTAATACGTCTACTAGTGATCTAAAAAGTGCAATCAGTTCACTTTCTTCATCATTATCATCTGGTTTTAAATCTATTACTGATGCGGTTGGGATTACAAACTCTAAGCTTGATCTTATTAAGTCTGAACAAACAAAAACTAATGAAAAATTAGATACTTCGAATAAGCATTTAAAGCAAATAGAAGACAATGGTAAAGCTGCAAGTGATGCTCTTGGTGAAATTGATAAAAAGCTTGGTAAATCAAACGAACATTTAGAAAAAATTGAGGAAGGTACAACCGCTGCAAGTGAAACGCTTGGCGATATTAAAAAATTCATCACAGATACAGAAGGGTCAGAAATTTCAGAAGTCGGTACACCGATTGAGGGAATTTCTGTCGGTAATCTCGATTACAGCATTTTTAAAGTAAATGCACAGTGTCCAGCATCACCAACACTTGTGATAAGTCTTTCTCGTACCACCAAGTCTTTTGGTATCGACTATTCACAGCTTTGCGACATTCTTCAATACATGGGCTATCTGATCTCATTGGTGGCGATGCTTCATGCGGGTCAAATATTAGTGAGGGATTCGTAATGTGGGCCATTTTAGCAAATCTACTAACTGCGCTTCTGGGTTCGGCCATTGGTCGCATGTTAACTGGGGCGGGTTTGACACTTGCAACTTATGTCGGTTTATCAAGTGTTGTGGGGCAATTACAAGCCGATTTATCTGCAAACCTCAATTCTATACCTGCTGAATATTTGGGGCTAATCGGCATTCTGAAATTTGATTTTTACTGTAGCGCGTTATTTTCTGCGTTTACGATTGCTGCTGCATCTAAAGCAATGAAAACGTTTATAAAAACAAAGTAGTGCTTGCGTTAAATGGAGGCGGAGGATTGATGACGACAACGACATGTACGCAAGCACTAGCTTGGGGTAAAAACCTATGCAATATCTAATATCTGCGCCCCCGAGAACGGGGAAATCGCTGTATGTAGTGAATTTGATTGATAAGCTATCAAAGCAATACCCGAACCGTTTGATTGTGACGAATATCATTGGGATGAATTATCCTGGTGTGATCTCAATGACATCAACAATCAATAAACCCGCAGACTGGAGAGATTGGCCCAACGGCACAATCTTCATTTATGACGAATGCCACGAACATCCTGCGTTCTCCAGTGATGATTTATTAAAAGAGCTTTGGATTGATGAACGTCCTTATGATGAACGCATTACTAAGATCAATGCTCGAACTGATATCAACTCATTAGAAAAGAAAAACCTAATTGATTCAGTCAATAAAGAAAGAAAAATGGCATTGGTCAGAAAAAAAGAGGGTATTTATGATATTGCTCGTTCCCTGACGCTTCACGCCCATTTTGGTTTTGATATTTACTTGATCACTCAGGATGTTACACGTGTAAATGCTACAACTTTGGCTGCTACTGGACGTCATTATATTTTAAGACGTTTATTCGGTTGGGACATGATGTTCATTTATGAATATTATGAAGTTCAAAAGTACTTTGCTGGTGCAACTCGTAAAAATGCCATTTCAATCAAGCTATGGCTTTATAAAAAGAATTTATACAAATATTATATTTCTAGTGAAGAACATAATGTTCCTAAAACTGTTCCTTGGGGCTTGGTTTTTATGCTGCTTTTGCTTACTGGTATTGTCTATACGGCATATACAAAATGGCAAAACGGTAAATTTGGTAATAAAGAAAAAGCTGCGGCTGTTGAAGCATCTAACCATCACAATCCACAAAATCCGCAACAACCGCAGTCGGTCTGGCAAAAAGATGAATTTGGTATCGACGTTAAATATACAGCAGCTGGTGTGCCGATCTATCGCACTCAAGCGGATATGGAGCAGGCTGCTAAATTAAAACTTGAAGCTAAAACTCAAGGCACTGAACCAACTCAAGGACAATCTTTTACGGGGCAAGCCTATCAAGGTCAACAATCTGTTGAATATGACATTCGAAACCCTTATGCCACAAATTACGCTGTTTCATACCAAGTAGTAGAAAAGCCACGTTTAGCGGGCTGTATGATCGTTAAAAATAGTTGTTCATGCTATACGCAACAAGCAACTAAGATTGATATGTCACAAAGCGATTGTAAGCGCTATATGAGCGGTGATCGTCCTTTTGACTACTTTACTCTCCAACAAGACCAACAGCGCTTACAAGCGCAATCACAGCAAACCGTTATGCCTAGATCGGGTTTTCAGGATGCTAAGGACTTTGACAGTAAATATCGACAATTTGTTCAAGAACAAAATCAAGCAAATAACGTTGTATACGAAACAAGATCGCTTACTTCAAGACCAATTAATGGAGCAAATGCATTATGAAAATGACTGAAACCAAAAAATTCGTACTTAAGTTTATCGCTGCAATTTTATTAATTCTGCTGGCTCTGCCTGTTATATTTAAATTACTCGGATTGCTATGGGATGCTATTGTTTATGCATTCCAGCTCTATGTTAAATATATCAATATGTACTTTAATGACACAGACTTATCAACTGCGATTGCCTGCGGAATTTTAGGAGTTTTATTTGTTGTCTGTGTTACTACGATCTTAGTTATTAGTGAGCCATATTGAGGTGTTTTTCATGGAAAATGAAATTTTAGTTTGCACTGATTGTGAAGCTGAATATTCTATGCAGCAAGCAGATCAAGATGATTGGGAATATTGTCCTAAATGTGGTGAAACTTTTTTATAAGATTGGCATTTTATTACAAGTGCTCGCTCTACTGAAGATCTTTCTCCGGCTTTTCCCTGGCATAAGCAAATTTCACATTTTCAAACACTTAGTATTTTTCACATTAAAATATGGATTGGCAAAATATGACAGATTCAAATGAGTATTGGTGGATGGAACATAAAGCCGAGTACCTTGTTTGTATGTATAGATGTACTGGTGACATTGTTTTGACTAAAGATGATGTTAAGGATTTAAGAGAATTAAAAAAACATCATCAAATCTTTATGTTTGCGTTTAATGATGCGTTAAATAAGTTTTTTTACTATGAGGCAGATAAGCGAAAAGCACGTGCATTGATAACGAAAAAATTGGCAGTAATCTACTTTGAGAAGCAGTCTCTTTTTTCATTAATTAAGCGGTTTTTTAAATCTTTTTTTCGTGGTTAACACAGCTATGCTGTGTTATATATGCGCTAACAAAGCGCATATATCGACATAAACAGAATCACTAACCAAAACTCTAGAGAATACCGCATGTCTATGCGGCTTAAGCTGGCTGTCTAGCCAGCGTACAAATGAAATTAAAGTATCTCGCTTTCTGGCTACAATCTAAAAACTTGATCTTGCATAGGCTAAACAGAGCTTTCGGAGTACTCCGAAAGCGAACTGACACATTGAATAATATGCGGTTAAAGGTAGGTGAGTAACTGGTTACTGCAGAATGTTGTTTAGATGAAGGTGTCCTGATTTTGCATAATATTTGTTATGTTACATAAAAGACGTTTGACTAAGTTTGATTAACTAGAGTCTCTAGCTTAATTAAATTTAGTCAAATGCGGCACGATCTATCAGTGTTGGGTAGCGTGCCGTTCTTTAGAATCTTTTATTTAACATAAAATTAAGTTATGCGTAAATCCGATGTTCATAACAAAAAATGATAAAGGTAAGTATATGTTTTTAATAAACTTTATTAGATTGAAAGCGGGTTATTTATTGATCTTCTCTTTACTGGTTATGATCGTTGTTTCT